TTTTTGTTAGGTGTATATGATAAACTCATATTTACCCGCCCATCTGTTTCAGTAGATGAAGAATTGGGATTTTTACCGGGAACATTAGAAGAAAAGATGGCGCCATGGGTTAGACCTATATATGATGTATTATACAATTTTATAAGTCCAAAAGAAGTTCAATATTTAATGGAAGAAAAAATAATTGAAATTGCACCATTAGGATATATGAGAGGTAGAACATTCAAAAATTCATGGATAGTTGCAGATGAAATGCAAAATTCTACTATATCACAAATGAAAATGTTATTAACACGTTTAGGAGAAAATAGTCGTCTAGTAATTACCGGAGATTTAGAGCAATTTGACCGTAATCATGAATTAAATGGTTTAGATGATTTTTTGAATAAATTCAAGGGAAAACGTTCGTCTAGTATATCTAGTTTTGAATTTTCAAGAAACGATATACAACGTGAAGAAGTTGTCAAAGAAGTATTAGATATATATTCAGGTGATATACCATCCACATATGAATTAGAAAATGAAACAGGTTCTAGTGAGAATGATTTAGGTGATTCATAAATTTCTATGAAAAATAAAATAATAATTAATTATATAATGGGATTAAAAAATAAAATTAGTTCATTCTTGGGAAAATTAAAAAGTAAAATACCAAAAAGCATAACAAACATATCTACCAATAGTGGTATATTGCATAATAAAATAGTATTATATGCTGTATTCATTTTTTCACTTTTGAATTTATTTTTATGGAGTAATACAGGTGATTTTACATATATTACTGTATTCATATTAATTGGATTTATTACATCTTTTTTCAGTAAAAATATGGTTGTTATTTTATTACTTTCATTGATTTTAACAAATATACTAAAATATGGTTCAGGGTTGAAAGAAGGATTTGAAGAAGGTGCGGAAGGGGATGATGAAGAAAAAGAAGGAATGGAAGATGAAGAAAAAGAAGGAATGGAAGATGAAGAAAAAGAAGGAATGGACGAAGATGAAAAAGAAGGAATGGACGAAGAAGAAAAAGAAGGAATGGATGAGGAAGATAAAGAAGGATTGCAAGATTTAAAAAAAAATGCAAAAGAATTATTAACAACCATATCCGGATTAAACGAAAAGATTAAAGAATTTTCCAAATTTGATTTTACAAAATAATTTTGTAGAAAATGATATCTAATAAATATATAATATACTATTTATTAAATATGGCAAAAGACCCATTAAAAGAATTAGGTAATTTTTTCAAAAAAATAGGAAATTTTTTCAAGGCAATTGGACAATTCTTTGATTTTATTTTCAATATTTTTAAATCTATTTTCAGTTACATTATGTGTGGATTTAAAATGATAATTACATTACCTTTATGTTTTAAATGGTATTCATTAGATATTTTAGGAAAAACATTATATTCTCCAATAGGATTCCTATTTTTTGTATTGGGATTAAAAGATATTGAGAAAATGATATGGAATGTTATACAGCAAATTGATTGTTTCATTTTGTCTGTATTTGGAAGAAATGCTGCTAGCACATGGGAAGATGCTACAAAACAATGTTATTCATGTAAAATAATACCTATTCCTAAATTTCCAAAAATAAAATTATAATATAATGAAAATATATAATGGCAAAGAAATGTCTTCCAGGAGTAATATGTATTGAGAACATGACATTAATAATTATATTGATTGTTTTGATTATTGTTGGTTATTTATATTATATTCACATTACAAAACCAACCAAAACGGCATCATCTAATATAGTAGTATTATCCCCACCATTAAATCCACCTATAACATTGAATGGTATTTCAACTCGTAACGACCCAATAAATGACCCTTACAATCCACCATTACGTAATGATGGATATTATTTCCCACGTGATTCAGCAGATGTTCGCGGTATTCCTATCAATATAAAAACCCGTGGAACAGGAATGGATTATACACAAATTGGTATATTAACAAGACCAAATATCAAAAATCATCATAATGACGAAATGATATTGCCGTTAATGGGACGTAGATTGATGACAGGTCGTGATAAATGGCAATATTATACAATGTCTAATACTGGTAATATGAATACAAAATTACCTGTAAGTTTGAACGGAAAAAGTTGCACAGGAGAATATGGGTGTGATGAAATACATAATAATGATACAGTATATGTTGAAGGATACAAAGATACATTTGTTGCGACTATTTATGAGAACAGCACATTTTCATATATTCCATATATTTAGGAAGTCATAATTTTAGGTAGATTTATGAATAATTATATAATATTATATTATTATATAATGAGTTTCAATATAAGTGATTCTTCAAGAATTACGAAAGATAAAAGTGTAATATGTGATTATTACGATTGTTCTATTTATTTTCATCAATATGAAAGAACCCCAAACAATGGTGGGTACGTAAAAATACCTTTTTTCACTCCTGAAAATGTTGTAAAACCAAATGTATTATATATATCCGGAGAACCTACTATCAAATATATGTCAAATACTATGTATATTCATAAAAAAACACACAATATAAGTGGTATTGCATTTGATGGTCAATTGATAATAGAAAATAAACGTATTACAAATGGAGACGGCAAAATATTTATTTGTTTCCCATTGAAAACTGCAAATAATATTGATACAACACCAATAGATAATATTATAGAACGTTCGGAAAAACAAAACAAACAAGATTTGAAAATGACGATAAATATAAACAATATGTTCAATAAATTACAAAAATATTTTTTTTACAAAAGTGGTAATGATATTGTTGTTGTTTTTACCGAACCTATAAAAGTAAAACGAAATTTTGATAAATTTCAAAAATGTAAGTTGTTCGCAGAATATGTTGAGAACTACAATATTTTACAAAACGTATCAGGAAAAGATGGATTTCAAAATTTAACAGAGGGGTTTGTAGAAGGTATGGAAGTAATGGATTGCCAACCAATAGATATTAGCACGAATAAACCAATGGCAGATGCTGGCACATTAGTAAGTATAAACAACGTAACGAGTTCTCAAAATAAAACAATTAATATGTTTTTTGTAATGATATTATTTACAATTGTGTTTTTTGTATCCATATTTGGAGCAAATCCATTATATGATAAGTTATTTGGAAGTGGAGGTATATTAAATGATGATACATTTACAGCGTATTTCATATTTTCTATTTTTTATGTGTTTTGGGCATCATTCATAACATTTGTTGGTATATATGGTATTAAAGACCAATCATTAGGAATGGCTGGTTTATTCTTTTTTGTATTATGGATTGTTTCGACATTTGTTATAATTGTAGTTAAAAAAAAAGATACAAATTTTAAATTTGAACTAAATAGTGTATATATCGCATATACTTTAACAAATTTGTTTGAATATTTTAACTATAAAGAAGAATATTTTAGGTCAGGTGGAATATTCACACTTATTGTTTGGATAGTAACTATAATATTGGTTAGTTTGGTTAATTCAAAAAAACTTCAAGTTAGAAAAAATATATTGATGGGAAAGAAAAATAGCACTGCAATTGGCAAAGAATTCAGTAGTGAAAAAGAATTGAAAAGATACCAAGGTTATTCCAATGCAATGTTGGCTATATTTGGCTTTGTATATAGTTTGTTGGTGGTTGGGCCATTCATCGCATACATAACAACAAAATAAAATCATAAAATATCAAAACAAATAACATTTGATATTTTATACCAAAGATGCCCCGCCAACGTTATCTGCAACTGGTTTGAAACTACTTTCAGTGAAAACACTAGGTTCGCTGCGTCCAATTGGTGCGCGAATATTAACCATTTCTTCTTCCAAAGTCTTTTCCTTTGGTGGGTTCATAGCCTTCATTTCAGCATCTTTTTTAGGTTGGGATGGAGTATATTGTGCAATAGCAACACGTCCAGTTACTTTTGAACTGCGGCGTAACATTTCATATGCAACAAAAATGAATAAAATACCTAAAACAGGATTTGTGTATAAGAACAAATAAACAGTAATGCAGAAAATAACTGCCATACCCAATGCAGAATCAAGATATTGTGCTATTTCAAATGGTGCTTCAATTGGAAATACAATATATACAATAAAAACAAGGAGAGCAACTATTTCATAAACATTGAATGATTTCAACGATGCTGGTAAAGATAGTTTCATTATATAATGTAGATTTATATTTTTTTGTGATATTTTATTCGTTTCCCAAAAATTGATTGTATATTCCTAAAATGTTAAACATGAACAAATATACAAATTTATTATAAATCAAAATATTTATTGAAAAATGAAGAAATTTTACGCTAAAAAACAGAAATTGGCTAAAACTGAAAATTCTATACCAGAAGTTTTATTGAATGAAGAATACAAAACTACTGTTTGTAAATCCGCGCATTTAGGAAAAAAAGGATATACTATACCAAAACAAGTATTAACTGAAAATGACTTGGCATTCTTAATCAAAGATTTAACTGTTAAACCGGTTGTGTTTGGACCCGGTGCGGCTGCACCAGAAACCGAGTTTGCTGTATATCGTGAAAATGCGAATAAAATATACATACCACGTTTTTATGGAATACAACGGTATGGATTACCATCCAAAAGTGAAATATGTGAAGGAGATGATATTGATGTTCCATTTGAAAAACCTTTGCGTGATTATCAAGACCATATTATAAAAACATATATTGATTATGTAGATAAACCAATTTGTGAAAATTCACAGCATAAATGCAGTGGTGGGATTTTGGAAGTTCCTTGTGGACGTGGAAAAACGGTGATGGGTCTAAAAATAATATCATTATTGAAGAAAAAGACACTTATTATAGTGCATAAAGAATTCTTGATGAACCAGTGGATAGAACGTATAGGAGAATTTTTGCCAACAGCGCGGGTTGGAAAAATACAAGGGCCTACATTTGATATTGATGAAAAAGATATAGTAATTGGTATGATACAAACTATTTATGACAAAGAATATCCACTGGATGCATTCTCATCTTTTGGTCTTACTGTGGTAGATGAAGTGCATCGCATTGGTAGCGAACAATTTTCAAGAACATTATTAAAAACAATTACGCCATATATGTTAGGTATATCCGCAACAGTAGATAGAAAAGACCAATTGACAAAGGTTTTATATATGTTTATTGGTGAAAAGATATACACTGAAAAACGAAACTCGGATGATGATGTATGCGTTCGTGCAATAAATTATGTTTCTGGGGATACCGACTTCAATGAAGTTGAATATGATTTTCGCGGAAGTCCAAAATATAGCACCATGATTTCAAAATTATGTGAATTCGGTCCGCGTAGCGATTTTATAGTTCGTGTTATTGGCGATTTAATTCAAGAAAACCCAGACAATCAAATTATGATATTATGCCATAATCGTTCATTACTCACGTATTTACATGATGCAATTGAATATAAGAAAATTGCATCAGTTGGATATTATGTTGGTGGAATGAAACAATGTGATTTACAAGAAACAGAAGGAAAACAAATTGTATTGGCTACATATGCAATGGCGGCAGAGGCGTTGGATATAAAAACGTTGTCATCATTGGTAATGGTAACGCCAAAAACAGATATCACGCAATCGGTTGGTCGTATATTACGTGTAAAACATGAGAATCCAATTATAGTGGATATTGTGGATTCTCATGATTTGTTTCAAAACCAATGGAAACAGCGTCGCACATTCTATAAAAAATCAAATTATCGTATTCGTCAAATAGATAGTCGTAAATACACAACTATGAGTTTGGATTGGAAAAACGATAAAACTTGGACGCATGTTTTTGAACCTAAAAAAAATAACGAAGAAACGACTAAATGTTTAGAAGAAGCCCCGATTCGTAAATGTTTGATTCAATTGGATAATTTAGAAAATTAGAATCCAAGCATAGGAAACCATTTCTTTGCGGTTTTTTTAGATGATTTTCTAGATTTTTTAGCGGATTTTCTGGATTTCTTGGTGGATTTCTTGGATTTTTTTCCACCAGTGGATTCATATTTGTATGTAGAACCACTTAAACTAGATACAAGTTGTTTAGGTAGAACACCAATAGTAGATTGATCGATAGATACACCTCCCATTATATAGTATAATTATATAAAAATATAACTATTATATAAAATATTTGAAATGTATGAAAGTCAAGATAGAAAAGGTTATATAAAACGTTTATATGAAACCCATTTAGAACGATTACAAAATATTACACCTACAATTGACAACAAAGAACCTAAACATTTACATTTTTCCAAGAAATGGGAAAGTGAATATAATCGTAAAATAGATAGTATAAATGATGCAAATACAAAATTAGTAAATCGTTTGATAAACCAGAAATCCAGTTTGGATAATAAACAAAATAAACAAATAAAAGAAGTAATGGATTTCAAACACAAAATGATTATTCATAAACGCAAAACTGAAATGGCAAAAATAGTTTATGAAAATATGATATTGAAAAAACGTATTGCAAATATTGAACAACGCTAAAAAATTGAATTTATTTTTCATTTTATAGGAAAAATAAATAAAACTACCATGTCAAAAGTAAAACAAAAGTTACAGAATTCCATTGAAACTTCAAAAATAGAAATAAATAATGAAAACATAGAAGAAACCAACTTACTCATGAAAAAACAATTATCATTGACTAAACTTCCACCAATAAATATAAATATTCCAGATATTACAGTGTATCATATGGAATCATTATACCGAGATAATACAAATGATAAATATGAATATATGTTGATGTAAATCTATTTACGTTTCTTCAAAGTTTTTGGTCTTTTTCCATATTTACAATGTTGGCGTTGTGAAAATCCTTTTGGTTTTTTACAATTGATACTTCTTTTGTATTTAAGAGACCATTTTTTTCTGCGAGTGTTTTTATTCATTATATTATATATATTATATATATAATATTTATGAATATGATAAAAAAAAATAATATAAGTCATATTGGCGATATATTAGCAATCCCTTTTTTTCTATTGTTATGTATTTATTTTTATAGAATAGAGAATAAGACACCAATTGAATATATTCTATTATTATTTAGTATATCAGGGTTAATATTAGATATTTTATTTACATATATATTTTTGTTACGAGTGAAATTCATTGGTTGAATACATTTGCCAATTTGTTTATATGAACTACCATAGAACCCTTTGGCATAACCCGTTTTGGTATCCATTTTTTAAATTTAGGACTATATATGCATTCTATTAACAATGTTTTATTCACATCTACATATTTATCTTCTGCAACATTTTCAAAATCATCATCGTCATCACTTTCTTCAATATAATCCAAATTTTTATTTTCACGAATGTTGCGAAATAACCCATTCATGAAAATACTTGTTTTATAATCAGGAATGCATGCTACATTATAATATACCAATGACTTATTTTTACCAAATGCAAATAGATGATATATATCAAATTGTATGTCAGCAATTACATGAAATGTTGTAGGATACTTGTATTGAGGTTTAGAAAAATCAATTACTGGTTTGCAATAAGTTTTGATTTGATTTTCTATATTTTTATCAGTTGCAGGTGTATTTATTTTACGTGTCAATGAAATGTTCAAATAAGGTGCGATATTGGAAAGCATTCTGTATTGTAAATGATGAACTGTATATCCAATAGAAGCATTGATGTTATCTGGAATTTTGATACTACACTCAAAATCATTATCTTGATGATTATACCATAATGCCGGTAATGCAAATACTAAACCATTTTTATATTGAAATCGTTGGACAGTTTGATTTTTCATAAAATCATATAAACAACCCAATTTTTCGCTAAATAAAAATGAATTAACAGAAAGACCTTTATAATAAAAAATATCTTCAATAATGAATATTTTTTTTTCATCTGCTGGGTCGGTATTATCTAAAACAGTTCCATATAAAACAGTTCCCAATGAAAGACAAGGTTGAAAAATTGTATTTATTCTTGTAATTTTACTGACTTTTTTATCACGATTTAATTCCATCAAATAACACACATCTATATTTTTATAAAAAGTAAACCATGCAAAAAATTTCTTTCCAGCAGGTATTGCCAAAGTAATATTATAATTAGACGAAACTTTCTTATGTGAAATAGTTTCATAGGAAAGTTCAAAAGGTGGAAAACGTTTCATAACATTTTGTGATTGAATAGCATTAAGTTCCATTTTATTAAATAATATAAAAATGTTTTTATATCTATTTACTAAATATTTTATACCTACTTGGCGGTTTCAAATTTTCACTGGTATAACACGTTGTTTTTTTGATTTGCCATTCTTTGCTATATATTTTTTCGTTTAGTATTATTCCTTTTACTAATGATATTTTTACCACCAATGGTATTATAACTTTCGGTTACATCAATTTTTGCAATTGATTCTCTAAATTTTTGTATTTCAGTTTTTTCGTCATAAGGAAAATTGAATACTGTTTCTTCAATTTCATTCATAGGAATTTTATTTGTTTTAATCAATCCCTTACAAATACCGTGTAAAGTTCCCACCAATCCTGCATTTGAAGATTTACCAATTTCTTCTAATACATTTTCCATTTTTGCCATTGAGTTTTTACATTTTTCTAAATTATTTATACATTCATTTATATAATGCCTTCTTTCGTTGATTTCATTTGTTTTTGTGTCAATTATTCTTGTGGTTGTTTGATAATCTTGTCTTAACAATTCTGGTTCTGCACATACGTATTGTGAAAGTACCCATTCCAATTGTTCCAATGCATTATCAATTATCTTATTATAATTTGTTATAGATTGTTCAATAGTAGAACTCATATATGTAATTTCACAAAAAAAGGGCGTTGTAAATGATAAATGTGCATATCTAAAAAATGAATTATGATATCAACAACTCTTGTTCTAAATAAGAATCTAATTCGTTTTGCATATTTTCGCTATTAATAAACATGTTCTCATCTATATTATTTTTTTTGTTTATAATTTCATCTAAAATAGTTTTATATTTGTCGGTTTGACTTTTTACTAAATCTTTTGTTTTCTTGGTAGTATAAGTATCTTTTAAATAATTGAATAAATAGTGGATAAGAATAATAATGATAATTGATAGAATAATATTTTGAAAAAGCCATAGCATGAATTATTTATGTTTTCAAATATCTATATGTTTTTAGATAGATTTGATATGAATAATAATAACGTAGATAGTCTAAAAGTATTTTTCATAAAATACTTAAATACATTTTCCTAAATATTTTTAGAGAAAGAATGCCATCTATTATAATTGTTGAAAAATTAGGTTCGGTTAAACAATTGAATTTGAAAAAATATGAAGAAAATGAATTGTATAAAAAGGCGGGATTCAAATCACCCGAAGGATTTAAATGTCATACATCATGGACAATCGATATGGAATCTAAAAAATATACAGTTAGCGTATATGGTAAGACAAATGGAAAAGCAAATCAAGAAAATAAATATGAGTTTCCACCGCCAATTGATAATACATTGTTTTTTGGTAATTGTGTTGTTGTAAAAAAATTGGAATCAAATCCAAATGAAATTGTAGATTTAACAGAATCAGGTTGGAATCAAATATATGAAACATTGTATGGTGGATTTGAAGATTTAGGTGATGAAGATACCGATGATGATGACGACGATGATGATGATGACGATATTCCTAGAACAAAGACTGGATATGTAAAAGATGGATTTGTAGTAGAAGATGATGATGAGGAGGATGACGATGAAGAAGAAGATGAAGATGACGTTGAAGAAGATGATGAAGATGACATTCCTGTAAAATCAAAACCGAAACGCGTTAGCAAACCTAAAAAAAATAGCGCAATTAAAAGTGTTTTTGAATTGAAACCAATTAATCAACCATTAACGGAAAATTATTTAGATTGCACGAGTGAATTGGTAGAAGAAGAATATATATAATTATATTATATAGATGGTTCATACAAATCTGTATAATACATTATTCAATAAAAATCAAAAAGGTGGAAATTTAGTATCTTTTGGTAAAAATAAGAATTTTTTCAAATTATTGGATGAGAAAAAAACATTTTTGATGATGGTTTTTGCAAATTTGATAGTCCAATTAGGAATAACATATTACATTATGGAAAATGTGAAAAATGAAAAAGACAAATTAAATATACAGTTATGGATAGTAATGACGATTGGATTGTTTGCATTGATATTTGTAATATCATTGGATTTACCATTGTGGTTAAAAACAATCATATTTAGTTGTATATCAGGTATATTTGGATATATATTATCATTTTTGCGAAATATAACTGACCCTAACGTCATAAAAACAGCTATATTTGGAACAATGGGTATTTTTGGTAGTATGTTTTTATTTGGATTGTCAATGATTCTAATGGGAGTAGAATTAACTCAAAGGTTTGGTGGATTGTTACTATTCATATTATTGTTTTTCATTATTACAAAAATTGTAAGCATGTTTATGGGTAATTATTATACATTTGTCAAAGGATTTTTGATATTCGGTTTGTTATTGTTCTCGTTATTCATTGTTTATGATACAAATCAAATTTTACAAAAAGATTATTATGGAGATTTTATAACTGCATCTATGGATTATTATTTGGATATTATCAATATATTTATCCAATTGGTAAATTTTATGTCCTTGGATGATTGAAATATTATATAGTCAAAAAGTGTAATTACAAATTAATATTTGTGATTACATATGGTGCAAAAATATAATGTTTAGAAAAAAATATATACATAATTTATGAAATGTCCAATATGTTTTGAAGAAAAAAAACAATTAGTAAAAGTATGTAAAAATCATCAATACTGTGAATTGTGTGTAGAAATATCTCATTTTTATTTTACACCGAAACGATGTTTATTATGTATGGAAAAAATTTCTTGGATAAAAACATTTATGAAAAACGAAAATAAAAATAATGTTTCATAAAATAAAAAAAATAGACATATTATATGGATTTTACGAAAATATTATTAGTATATAATGATATTGAAAAATGTGAGAAAATGTATAATTTGTTTCGAAAATATACTGATGTAATATGTGATTATGATACAAATACTAATATAAATAAAGAATATAATTATGATATTATAATAACTGAAATAACAGAAGAAAATCAAGAAAATATGGTAATAGATACACCATATGATATTATTTATGTTGCAAATGTATTCAATGAAGAAGATGACGAATATATAAAAAATATATTTGAAAAAGGGTATGACATTTGTGTATGTAATGAATTAAATGAAATAACCGTGTCTTCTATATTGAATATATATAAACTTATGAACAAATAATTTTTCTATCTACTATTTCATCGTATCTTATTTTTATACTGCGATTGCTAAATGTGTTTGTATTTGGTTCGTAATGCGTGTTTGCCGGTATCAATTTACTGCCAATTATATTATTTTCCCATTCCAAATAAAATGATGATGTTATCATTTTTTCAAATAATATTGAAGAGAAATAGATACAATAATCTTCAAAATATTTATCACCATGATAACAATTTTTATGAACAGTAATTTTATATATATTATTTTTGTAATTTATTGTTTTATTGCTTCTATCATTTATGTTAAAATTTTGTAAAACAAAAGTTTTACATGTGTTCAATACAAAATCAATTGCGTCTGTTTCAAATTTTTCCATCCTTGTTTATCATAACATTATACAAAAATACAAAGAATCAATTTTGTATTATTCATTATCATCTCTATTTTTACCAATACATCCAATATGATTACAATTCGGACATTGTGTGTAATATATATTGGCGCGTTGTTTTATGTAACATGATTCATGCAATGATGCATTACACCAAATACATATCAATAAATTGTGAATATTTATTCTATTGCAACAAATCGCACATATATCATTTTGATATTTTGGTTTTGTCTGTTTATTTCCCATTTTGAATTATTATGCTATGAAAAAAATTGAATAAAATCAATTTTTTGTGTGTTATTATGGATTATTCATATTATTATGATTTCCAATGTTTGCCACAATCTAGACAAGTTACGAATATAGTAGCGGGTTCATCCGCACTACGTGTTTGTAATTCATAATAAGTGCATTTTTTTGATTTGCATTTTTTACAAGTAAACATATCAGTAGATGCCTCAATATTAGAAGTATATTTAGATGCATCGCGTTTAATTTTATTTTCAATATGAACTCGCCAATGTGTAGGATTTAATTCTTGATGAGTCATAAATGCAACACTTTGTGGAGTTACTTCATTTTGTTTGATTTGTTTGAGTAATTCTTCATTTTTTAAATTAATATAAATGGAACGCAATCTGTCTAAATACAATTGAACAAATGCAGGATTTTCCCATTTTTTAACAATTTTGCGCGTGTTGGATTCTTTTATAGTATAATTGAAAACACCTTTTTCAAGATTAATAGACATAGTATTGTCTTGAAGAATAACAGCGAACTTTTTACGTATATTTTCGCGAAAACTATCTGGGTTGGTGATTTTACGAGTGATTTCACAATTCATGATTATAACTTGGTTACAAAAATATATATAGTTATATTTAATTCAATTTTATATTATTGATTATAAAAAAATAATAATATAAACAATTAAGTATTATATAGAATATATGGAATCAGTAATAGACGATTGTGTTTTTTATTGTTTATGTTATAAAAATCCTGTAAGATATAAAAATATGAAAGAACGATTTGCAAAGGTAGGATTAGAATTGAATATATTTGAAGGTGTAGAAATAACAGACCCTAGAATTGCAAATCAACCAATTGGTGAAGGAATTAAACGTTTATGGTCTATTACATATGGACACATAGATATGTTGAAGTTGTTTTTGAAAACAGATAAGAAATATGGATTTTTCTGTGAAGACGATATTTATTTACATAAAGAATTTGCAAACACTTTACCGAATATAGTCCAAGAATTTGAAACAATGAATTTAGATTTTTTGTTGTTGGGACACATGACAAATTACCCAATTGAAGATTGGATACAAGGATATCATTTGAAACATCATTTTGATAATCGTCCATACAAATATCACAATTATCCAGCAACCGAGTTTGGACATTGGGGTGCACATTTGTATATGGTAACAAGAAAACATGCAGAATTTTTAATAGAAAAATTTGGAAATGGATATGCAGATGAGACTTTAGTAAATTCGTCATTACCGCATTTTAGTCCAGATTGGACAATTACAAAACAAGGAAATCGTGCATTGATGTATCCAATGATGGCAGTAGAAGATGCAATTGGTGATTATGGTCATGGTGGTCAAACCGAATATCACAAAAGTAGCACACGTTTGAACTATAATCCTGAATTGTTCATATAAACTATTTCGTAAAAAAATATGTAAAAAAATATTGTATAATATATATTATGTCAAATAAATATTATTACAAAGGAACAGATATAAATTCAATTATAACTCCTGGCACAACAAGTATACCTACTTCAAATTTTAGTGGATTTCCTCAATATAGACAGTCAAATGAAGAGTATTCTAAAATAGATACTCCTATCAATTATAGTGAAAATGGTCAATCTATAACCACTAAATATCCAATATCAGGCGCAGTAACACAAATAATAACAAATAGTAATACACAAGCAGCAGTCGGGGCAATAACAGTTCCTGAATGGGCAAATGGTATGAAATTTATAATATCGAGTGCAAAAGGTAGTGAAGGAGCACAAGGAGCACAAGGACCACGAGGTGTAAAAGGACCACAAGGACTACAAGGACCACAAGGACATGCAGATGATTGTCCAGCCCCACAAAAAAAACGTCCAAGAAATGGTGGTGCAGGTGGTCCGGGTGGTCCGGGTGGTCCGGGTGGTCCAGGTGGTCCAGGTGGTCCAGGTGGAAATGGGGTCTATGTTTATACATCAAATGCTATGAATGTAAATCAATTAACATCATTACAGTATAGTATAGGTAATGTAAGTAATGTGGAGTTTAAAGTTAATGGTGTTACATATGCTGCAAACCGAGGCAGTCAAGGCGGTAAAGGTGGTACAGGTGGTATAGGTGGTCAAGGTCCCATAGGCCCCCAAGGACCAGGCGGAGGGCAAGGGTGTAGAGACCCGGGAACAGCACCAGCTACAAATGCTGTCGGTAATGTAGGTGCAACTGGTGCAACTGGTCAAGCTGGTACCCCTGGACCCACTGGTGTTGTAAATATACCTCCAATAAGTGGAGCAACCGGAACATCAGGAAATGCACAAGCGTACTTGAATGTTTATTTTTTTAAATTATAGTGAAAAAAATATAAATATAATATTGTATTGTATTGTATATAAAAATGAATTTTATTTATGAAGTGAAAAATTCAATACCAGATGATTTATGTGATGATATAATAACAATGTATGAATTAGAGGATGATAAATATCAAGGACTTGTAATTGCCGGAATTTTGAAAGAAATAAAAGATACAACTGATTTATTGATACCTAAAAATGATAAATCTTGGGAAAAAATAGAAAAATATTTGTATAATGCATTAAATAAAGGATTTACTGAATATTGTGATTTTTTGAACAAAAAAGAATATAATACAAAAAATAGAAAATATAATGTATTAGAATTTAATGATTTTCATGTGGAACATTTTATGATACAAAAATATAAAAAATGCGAAGGAAAATATGTATATCACAATGATTTTTCAATCAATACAGATTTAATGCGATATAGAGCAGTAACATTTTTATGGTATTTGAATACAATAGAAGAAGGTGGAGAAACCGAATTTTGGGGAAATTATGAAGTAAAACCAGAAAAAGGAAAATTAATATTTTTCCCAGCATCGTGGGCATATCCACATCGTGGTAAAATGCCAATATCAAGCGATAAGTATATCATAACAAATTGGTTTTATGTAAAAGAATCAACAGTATAAAAAATATAAAAAGATTCACATAATATGATAAAATGAATGTATTAAAAGAATTTAGAAAAAGTAAAGCACCAACATGCACATTTATTATTGTTGATAATTTTTATGAGAATCCTATGGAAGTTCGTAATTTTGCGTTGCAACAAGAATATACAGAAAATACATATTATCCAGGTAAAAGAACAAAATCATTTGCATGTAAAGAACATAAAGAAAGATTCGAACAAATATTGAAACCATTTATAAATAAAATTGTAGATTTTCCATATGATACAGATAATGGAAAATTTCAATATTCAACATCAAATGACCATTCATGGGTTCATTATGACTCAAATATTAGAATGAACTATGCAGGAATAATATATTTAACACCAGATGCGCCAGTTGAATCAGGGACTGCATTTTATCAATATATTGATGGAACACTGGATGCGCATGAGGATAGAATAATGAAAAATGAACATAACAAATATAGTAAAGATATGACAAAATGGAAATTAGTGGATAAAGTAGGAAATGTATTTAACCGTCTTGTATTATTTGATTCTTCCAGATTTCATACTGCTGTTGATTATTTTGGAAAAGATATATACGATGGTCGTTTGTACCAGGTTTTCTTTTTTTCAACGGAATAATATGAATGATTTTAGTAATATAAAAATATATTGTAAACTACAATATTCAATGGAAGAATTACAAAAATACAGAAATAATAAACCAATGTCATGTAATATTATAGTAATAGATAACTTTTATGAGAATCCATATGAAGTAAGAAATTTTGCATTACAACAAGAATATATAGAACAAAAATGCATAGATAATAATTATTGTATTGGTAAAAGAACAAAACCATTTGCATGTGAAGAACATAAACAACAATTCCAAAAAATATTAGAACCAATTGTTGGAAAAATAATAAGTTTCCCATATGATACAGATAATGGAAAATTTCAATATTCAATATCAAATGAACATTCATGGGTTCATTGTGATAATTCAAATTTTGCAGGAATAATATATTTGACCCCAGATGCCCCGGTAGAATCGGGAACCGCATTTTATAAATATATAGATGGCACAATGAATCAAGATGAAAGCACAATAATGAAAAATGAATACTATAAATATGATAGAGACATGACAAAATGGAAATTAGTCGACAAAGTAGGAAATTTATTCAATCGTCTTGTATTATTTGATTCTTCCAGGTTTCATACCGCAGTTGATTATTTTGGAAGTGATATTTATGACAGTAGATTATATCAATTATTTTTTTTTTCAGTTGAAAAATTATAATTATAATATGTAATTATAATTATATGATAGTAGTAATACGCGAAAATGGAGATGTAGAATGGACCAAAAAGTTCAGTAATATATTGATTTTGAATATAGGTGAGCCTTTAACAACAGAGTACAAATATATTTATATGGAAAATACAAGAAATGCGCACCATGCAATGTTCAAATATATATATGAGAATTATGAGAATTTAGATGATTATGTTATATTTGTAACAGTGAATGAAGATAAATTTTCAAAAATTTGTAGTAATATGGTTGAAAGAATTGCATATTATATAAACAACGGTTCAACCCCAATGTTTGAATTTATAACCCATGAAAAATTATTTGTAAATACATATAAAATTATAACCAATGATGAACAAGAATATCATCTTATTGAAAAGGTACAAAATGCATACAAAGAAATTCATTTTAAATTGTTTAAACGAATTGAATATAATGTTATCAACAAATGTGACGGATTGTCATTTATTGTTTCTAAAAATTTGATTTTAGCAAGAAGTAAAGATTTCTATTTTGAAATAATTAAAATATTAGAAAACGGGGATTTTGTTGAAAAACTAGTAATTGATATTATTATTCCAAAAATTTTTACAAACCGTTTCATACAATTTGAACCAACATATATAGAAAATCATGAATAATATAGAGAAAATCCAATATTATATTGAATCATATAATTCTATACAAAATACCAAAAAATAATCATCATTATCAACATGAAGTAAAGTGGTTTCACTATCATTTGAAGAATGTATTATCATATCTCCGGGTTGTATTATCATTATATTGTGTTTATCTATTTTACTATTCATAAGTATGTTAGAATTCTTTAAAAAAATATAGGATATAACATCTGTATTATAATTAGACATTTTCAAATTATCAAATGTTTTATGTTTTGTAATAAAAATATCTTTGAAATTCAATATTTTTTCTTTTGAAAAAGAATATTTATTATTTATTGCATTTGAGTATAAATCAAATACATTATTAACTAGATAATCCAGTATTTTTGGTATTTTTTCTAAATCAATTATAGTTTCATTATTTTCAATTGATACATCCAACTTAAATGTTTTGTTTATATATCCATCAATTTCATTTATTATCCAATCACATATAATATTGTTCAAAAAATTATTGAAAGTATAATAATTTGAATCTACCAAACAAGATTTTTTTAAAATATTTTTTTCAATATTTTTTTCAATATTTTTTTCAATATTTTTTTCAATATTTTTTTCACAAGAGTTATTGTAATGATTATTAAAAATATTTGTATCGAATTTCATAGGTTTCAATACGTTTTTATCTTGTGTTTTTTTTTCAACATCTTTATACAAAATAATTGTATTATTGTTATACAAATCAATATTTTTAAAAATATTTTTAAATTTTTTGAAAATATTAATATCTTTTTTATATAAAATATCTTCAAAAACATTATTATTCAAAATTTCATTAGATACTTCTATTTTTTTTACATTTTCGTTCTCATTATTGAAATTCAATAATATATCATTCCGGTCAAATAATTTACAAACATCTGGTTTCACTTCATAATATTGCATGTTCATGGGAACATAATTATACCAAAAATCTATAATCAATAAACATCGTTCGGTTGTTTCACCATCAAAAACTTTACATTCACAATGATTATATTTACCACCATTGAATACTATATGTTTCATTTTAGATGGAAAACTAAAACACAATGTATTATCATTCAAATTTTTGAATTTATATGAATTGCTCTCAATATTTGTAATTACAGTAGGGTCATTGTTATTATCCAAATATGTCAAACTTGATAAAAATGGTTTTTTTGATAAATTTTTTATTCTAACAGAATTATCATCACTATCTGTATGAATAGATGTGCTATATACATTTCGAGATTTGAACCAAAATTCTATACAAATTTTATCATCAAATTTAATATTTAAACGGTTCAAATGGTATTGTGCAATATCATATACATATTTTTCAATCAAATCAAATTTTTCTTTTGAATGATTTAATATATACGCAGGTGCATTATTTTTTGCCATAATACACTCGTTTATTAAACTATTTGTATGATGTAATTGTTCAATCATATTATTACTTGATGATATAACCCATGTTTTCAAATCACATTTTAATAATGAAGGATAGATTGAATTTTTTGAATCTTTTATCATATGAGAATATATATATTCTTTTATAATCTCATTATTTTCATGCATACAATTATCTGTGCATACTATATAATCTTTGTATTCATCCATTTTTGAAATTTTATCAATAATATATGTATCATTCCTATAACCTAATCTTTTGAAAACATAATCAAATATTTTTGAAAATTTTTTCCATTCATTTTCCGATGTTGAATTTTTTACAATATTTTCATATAAACTGCTATTCAATTTATAATCATCTATTAAGATAATTTTTTTTTCGTCCTTATTTATTATATTTAAAATTTCATCATTTATATTATATCTTTTATTTTCTATAATAACAGAATTAGACATAAAATTTTTGTAACTGTATATGTCATCATTGTAAAATGGAACGTATAATGGCGGTGTTTTCCATAATGC